CGACGGGAGTAGCCGACACGTGGTGCACAGGCCAACCCACGTTTTCGCATTTCCTGATGAATTTCAAAAGACACACCAAGTTCGCCCAAGAACGCTTGGAGACGCCGTTCGATGGGAAAGTGGATTTCGGTGAAGAGGTGTCCTGTCGTATTCCTCGAAACAAAGGAGACTTGATACGCACCATGACTCTGAGACTTACCCTGAGTGACCCACAACCGGACGGCGCGGTCAACGACGTGTACTACCCACCGTCCGTGTGCACGCACCTGGTGGAGTGGGTGGAGTTACTCATAGGTGGACAAACTATTCAACGCATCACGGGTGAATACATGTACATGCGTCAACAGTTGTATAACAACGACGACGACGTCAAACAAGGGGCATACTTCCTCACCGGACACGGTGATTTCTTACGGTATCAAGGAAACAACACGTATTTCCTGGACCTTCCCTTTTACTTTTACAGAAACCCCTCGCTAGCTATTCCCGTGTGCGCACTCTTGAAACAAGAGGTGGAGGTGCGAGTGAAGTTTCGTCCACTGTCTCAGATGATTTTCATGGGCGCACCCGAGGGGGCGACGGCTCAAATCGTCAACCTCTCGTTAGACACGGATTTCGTGTTCATCACCGAAGATGAACGACGTTTCTTCCAGACGCGACCTGTGGAATACGTCATCACCCAACTCCAACTGTCTCAATTCGAAATAAACGATGGGGAAACGAAAAAATCCGTCCTTTTGAATTTCAAACATCCCGTGAAAACGATGTACTTTGTGTCGCAAAACGAAAACGCACTGACGCAGAACATTCCGACGAATTTTAACAACCTCGTGAACGTGGAACTTCGATTCAACGATAAAGTCGTGTTCAATCAACGCACGAAGTTTTTACAATACGAACAACCTCTCAGAGGACACGTGAACTCTCCGGTGACGCAAGACACCACCACGAAGTACTTGAATCGCCAAACAGGTCTCTTAGAGGACTACGTCGTCCGCTCACCGTTTGGCATGTACTCGTGGTCTCTGTACCCAGAACGAGCTTATCCAACGGGACAGGTGAACATGTCGCGCATCATTCACAAACTCCTCACGGTGGAGATAGCACCTCTGTACGTGTCCGGCAAGAACGCGGTACGCGTGTACGCCGAAAATTACAACGTGATTTGCATCGAGCATGGGCTCTGCGGCCTAAGGTTTTAATCTACTCATACTAATAGGAATGGCTGGAAGAATTCAATTGGCCACCACAGGGCCTCAGGACCAATTTTTCACATTGAATCCACAGTACACCCACTTTAAAGAAAATTTCCGAAAACACTCCAACTTCAGCACCGAATTCGTCGATGTCGAGTCAGAGCAAACGGTGGATTTCGGCACGGTGGCGCGATTCAGAATCGCAAATAACATCGGTGACCTCATTCGTACTGTGAGTTTCAAATTCACCCTCCCAGGGTTGAATCAGACCCACGTCGGGTACATCGAATCCGTGGGACACGCACTCATCGAACACGTCGACTTGATCGTCGGTGGACAGCTCGTACAGAGAGTGACGTCGGATTGGTTCGAAATGTACAGCGAACATTACTACACGCACACGAAACAAAACGCCCTCTTTTACCTGACCGGGAAGTGTCCCGTGCGAGCGGCTGGCGTACGTTCGAACGACGTGAGCGTTCTCGCCTATCTCGGCACGTCCACGAGTGACGTGGACTTTTACGTCGACGTTCCGTTTTATTTTCACCGAGAACCCGCGTTGGCGTTCCCTCTGTGTGCCGTGTGCGACGCGCAAGAGGTCGAGGTGGAGGTGAAACTGCGAAACGTCGCGGACCTCGTCGTCGACGTCACCGATGGCAGTCTCCCGACGTTGACACGGGCACACAGCATATCATCGTTCGTCATGCAGTGTGAGATGGTATTTTTGGATAACATTGAAAAAATAAAATTCAAAAACACCCCCAAAGACTATCTCATCACACAAAATCAACTCAATCACTTTATCATTCCCAAAAATCAGGACGTGTTCAAGTGCCAGTTGTCGTTCACGAATCTCGTGAGGGAGTTGTACTTTGTCATTCAGAGCGTGGGCGCGCGCGTGTTCGATTACGACAACTACCGTCAGACGGACCTGGACGGGAAATTAGTTCAATACGAACATCTCAAATACCTCACACTGACTCTCGACGGGGGCGAGGTACTCACTCGAAAGACTGGAAGCGTGGCGTTTCTCAAGTCCGTACAGGCGGCGATACATCACGCGAAGACCCAAATCATTCGAAGATTTTACAGTTACAGTTTTGCCCTCGAACCTGAAAAGGCACAGCCCTCGGGTCAAATTAACTTCAGCGTGATTAAAGACCAGAATCTCGAGCTCGCTCTCAATCGCAACGCACTCCAGGACAGAAACCTACGCGTGTACGCTCGCTCGTTTAACATCCTTCGCGTGTCCGGGGGAAACGCCAGAGTAATTTTTAACGTACAATACTAATGAAGACAGGTTTCGGAGAATCATCGGGTGCATACGAGATGCGACAAGCCGAAGCCCTTGTGAACATCATCACCCCCGTGTTGGAAAAGAGTTTACTCCTCGCGTGTAAATATTGTCACGCGTGTGGACGTCAAACAGTTCTCGCGAGAGATGTTGAATACGCCAGCAAGTACTGCGCCATGAACACCGTGGGCCAGGACGTCGGGAGTGTGTTGAATCTGGAAGACGACGATGATGACGAGGACGACGATGAAAGTTTGGAGACCGTCGATGATTGCGAAGATGAATTCACGAGATACGAGGGTGATGACCCACTTCTCCAGGCGGTGAACGCGGCGTACGACGCGTGGGATGCGTGGGAGCCGACAATTCCTGTGGAAATAATGTTAAAAAATGCTATAGATGGCGGTGCTGGGGTGGGATGCGAGTGATACGTTCAAGCCAATCATAGATGATGATGACTCCTCATCCTCGTCATCCTCAGAGGACGAGGAAGACGAGAATGATGAGATTTCCCATCCCAGGGGAATAGAAGTGAGTGTTGTAAAGTATAAAAAAATAATATGCGAAGAAGAATTACTTCCTGAATAATTTTTTTTCTACACTCATATTAACAAAATATCCACGCGATGGCTGACATCGTCGACACCGAAATGCCGCTCATTGAACAGCCCAAGCCGGCCGCTCCGGCTGCCAGACCCCCCCCGGTCGCCGCGCCGGCCGTTTTGAAGCCGGCTGTGATGCCGTCGTCCGACAGTCGCCTCACGGAACGTGTCACCACGACGCTTGAAAACGTGTCCAAGCAGCTCGAATCCCAGTCGCTCACGGCGCTCTCCAGTGGTTTCTTCTTTGCCGCCGCCCTTGCGTGGATGGATGTTTCCCGCGCGGTCATCGCTCAATTCGTGAAGGGTAATAAGAACGGCGTGTTGCCGATGACGTTGACGGCGTTGGCTACGACGTTGTTGAGCATCTTGGTGTTCATCATCATCAGCTCCATCAGCCCGAAGATTCAACGACCGTCGGTCCCGGTGTACGCCGTTGTCGGCCGATAAACACCATGAGTAGTATTCCCACCAACACAATGAAACCTATTGGCACCCATTTATACACATCGACCCTCTCCTCGACGTGTATTTCTGTCGTTTCCACCTCGTCCTCCTCCACCACAGGCGGCGTCACTCGTGGGAGATGTTCGAGTCGGTCGGTGGAACACGTGATTTTAAATTTAAGCGAATGGTTACGATTCCTGAAGTCGTACGGCACCAAACGTCCCTGAGACATGTAAAAGAAATCGACGCGAAGCGTATCCATGACTTTCAACGGCCCCGAGTGAAACTCGTGCACGATGGGGTCGTCCGCGCTGGTGAAATCGATGTAGTCCCCACCGGACGTGTGCATCTTCCCAGTGTAAAACGGAGTTCCAGAGTACACGTGTTTCGTGAATTCATCCGAACCCGTCGAGAGACGCACGTATAACGCCGTTGGTCCGGAGAGGTCCACGCGACCAGACGAGAGCTCGTAGTTCACGTTAGAGGACGTGTCCGTGGAAGGGAATCCCAACACTTGATGGGGGGTCGTGATGTTCGTCACGTTGCTCTCGAAGCCGTTCGTTCCCGTTCCGAACGCAAAGGTGAAGTGTCCACCACCCACCGCCGTGTTCGCAAAGTACAGGGAGTCGGTGAGTTCGACGTATCTGACCGTGTCCACGTTCGACGTCGGCGGAGCCAGAATGGTCTCTAAGACTTCCGCGAGCACGGTGGCGTTGGCGTAGTCTCTCACGGGGAGGGACACGTCCACGTCATCAATCGTAAACGTTTTGTTCGTCTCATCGATGAGATGACGAGACAAGGGCACGCGCGCACTGACGAGTTCGATGCGTTCGACGTCGTACACGGGATTCTCGAGCGTGATGACGTAACTGTTTGCACGGAGAGATGGGTCCCGTTGACTGCTGTCAACATCCAAGGTGTAGACCTTCATTAAAATTAAGGCACATAATTTTAATGAGTGTTTTATTACGTACGATTTCGATTAGCAAAAGCTCTGCTGAGCAAATGGATTATTGGCCAACTGACGCTTGGTCGCGCTCAAGCTTTCCGGAGTGGCGTACGGATTCTCCTGACCCTTGTACGGATTCAATTGATGGTAATCCGCGTTCTTGTAGTGTTGCATCCATCCACCGGAGGCTGGATTCAAGCGACCGTCCACCCGCGTCGTGTCCGAACGCACGCTCGTCAACATCCCACCTTGTTTGAGTGCGTTCTCTCGAACGTTCATGCGACCTGGGTTGCCCATGCGATTCTCCTGACCACGTTTATCCTCTGGTCGGAATCCGTACTCCATGAGCGACTTGTTGTCTCTCGTCTGTGACGCCTTGATCGCCGCGGAGTTGACGTACGCACCGTGAAAACTGTGAATGCCCGGTTGCACGCGGTCGTTGAACTGGAACTGCGCCCCCGTGAGGTCACTCTTATTCCTGGTCGGTTCTTGAGCGATCGTCAACGCCGACGTGAAACGCTTCGGCGCCGACACTTCCAAGCCATCGGTGCGAAGACCTGTCTCGGACCTATTCGTCGTGCGTTTCGTGCGTTCGTGTTCTTGTCTCGGGGTGATGGCACTCATCCCTTGGGCCCGACCTCGAGTCGTGGGAAGTCGGTCCAACAGCTCGGTCGTGCGTTCTGGACGGTTCTTATTGACCTCACCCACGATACCGCGACGTCCGCCCATCGTGTCCGAGCCGTGATTGACACGTCCAGGGAGTTGCGTGAGCTTGTACTCACCCACGTTCGTGGGCATGACTCGATATTGCTGATGAAAGCCACCGGCGGCGGGAACTTCCGGCGCGAGGCCGAGACCTGGACCGACCAACTGTTTCTCAACGGGTGAGAGATTATTCATTCTCCCCTGGTCGTACAATCGGTCTCGCATCTCCAAAATCTCACCGCCTGACGTCCGTCCTTGTGGTCTGATGTCACCGAAACTGGGAACCTCCACTTTACTTTCGTTGTACGGAATGAAATCTTCTTCTTCTTCTTCTCGCGGCGGCTCGGCGACGACGAGCTGCTGCGTCGTCGTCGCGGTCGACGACTTCGACGTGCTCAACACCTTCCCCGCGTACACCAAAGCGGCGACGGCTGCGATCGAAATGGGGTCTGCCATTCTTATTGATTACTGATATTTTTTATTTGC